TAATTTGCCATTTATCTTACTCGACTTAAAAAGGTTGTTATCGTTAAAGGCGTATCTGTATTCTTTAGCGCAAACACTATATTAATTGCCAAATCATTTGACTCGACCGTTTCTTGTACATTTACATTAATTATTCTAACCCGAGTCTCAAATTTTTCTATAGTTTCTCGAATTGTTCTTTCTAATGCGATACGCACAGCAGGAGAAAAATTTTCAAATAATAAAGAATAAACTTGTGTACCTATTTCAGGGTGAAACGGTCGTTCAAAGTTTTTAGTTTGTATTAAATGTTTTAATGCAGTCTTTACTGCCTCTTCGTCGGTCTTTAGGTAGATATCTTTAGTAAAGGGGTTTGCCTTGAAAGACAAATCAAGATCAACGAAAGTTTTTGTATTTTTACTAGTAGCCATTATTGATATTTATTATGTCTCTGCTGGGGGTCTAGGTAAACGATTTATAGTTTCTGGTGCGCAACGCATATAGGTTTCCGGTTTTCCATTTTTACCTATTATAGGTTCGTCATTAGAATCAAGTTTTGGATACGCTCCATCCATTACGCATGCGATCGTTCCGGACCTTGGACGAATTACAGTATTGTCTTTAGTTTGTAATGCAACATGAATCCAAAATTTTGTAATATCTCTAGAATAGATTGTATCTGTTTTAAATTCTAACAATAGTTGTTTAAAGGGAATATTTTGCGTCATCCATTCTGCAATTTTAACATGCTTCATTCTATCTACATTTCTCTGAGATTTACTCATAGATTCAAAGGGAACTGTTCCAAAATGTATATCTGCTGCACATCCTATATCGTGATCGCTAGCAGATGTAGATGTGCCCGCTTTTCTTAGGCCGCTGCTTATTTGAAATATACCAAATTTTTGTAGGAGAGGTTCTAACACATTCTCAGCTAAAATGCGCATATTAATAACTATTTCTTTGGAGGTTAAATTACGCTGCGCAACCAATGGTCTTAACCCCAAATCACCGATAGATAAGCTCGCAATAGTAAAATTTTTGGATAATCTAAATGTGCCCGGAAAATATGTTGCTGACCGAATATCTGAAAAATCTAAAGATTTTAATTTGGAATCATTTGTATCCGTAACCGGATAGGTGTCCTTTGCCGACACATCTGTAGCAACTCTAATATATTTAGATTCGCTGGCTGTTGGGGTATATTCTTCTGCATCATCTAAGCATTCCGCGTCACTTAATGCCCTAGTCATTGCAGCAGGTTCTGTTTTAGTAATTACCTTTACATTTGGTAAATCGGATGCTTTAAAATTTGTATTTGCTACAGATGCGGCGCCCATTTTATTTTTTATAAGTGGTGCATCAAGCGATAATATTGCACCCGCTCGCATACTTGCATTTATCTTTCCATCTATCGCAATATCATTAGATGCACTAAGAGCTAAATTGTTTTTAGATTGGATATTAATACTGTCCCCTATAATATTTAATGCTCCTCCTGCTACAATATTTAAAGTATCTTTTGTAGTAATTTCAGCCTTGTTCGCATTAATTGCTACTACGCCCGCACATTCTGCAGTCATATTTCCGTGACTAATAATTGAAGTATCTCCGTCAACTTGTATTGACGCATCATCTTTTACATAAATGCTAGTTTTACCCTCAATAGTTAATTTCTTTGCACCCCTTACAAATACATAATCATTTTTATCAATTAGTTCGTAATTATCTCCTATTACTTTTCTAACAGACGAACCATTAATATCAATTTCAATATAAGATCCTGAAGTGTGAAATAGATGTATTCTTTCAGCATTCGGCGTACTATCTAATTCTAATATATGCCCAGCTTCAGTTTCAATTACTTGATTATAAGGATATGCTGCACTATATGCGGAATTAGGTTCACTCCACTTTTCATTAGAATTTGCTATTTGAACATTTTTTATTTGTTTATTTTCTTTAATTGTAAAGTATCTATGAGAAGTGTCTCCTATTGCCAATTTGTTCACATCAGTATAACCTGCGTAATCTTTTTTAGGATATTTTTTTTCTGGATCCGAAAATGCTTTTTGATTCTGTATTTCTTTAGGGGTAGCACTATCAATAGTATTCTCAAAAGTATTTTTAGTTGTAGATCCTGATAATATATCGCCACCTAAACTAGTATTACCTACAATAAAAAATTCTTCAGCTTTTCTTCCGTAATTATCTTTTCTTTGTAGATTGTCTGCATACTCCGCACCTATTACATGAGCAGATGCTAAAAATCCCGCAACTAAAAATCTATCTTCAACCTCAGTAATTTTATCTGTACTAATCATTCTTTCATAATTTAATTTTATTGTATTATCCATCGCAGTTTCCTGCGTCGTTTTATTGGATAAAAAATTATCTTTAGATTTTATATTTTCTTTGCCGGTCCAATATGCAGTATTATTTGCAGCATTTGGATCAAAATATTCTGCAATAGGGATGCGAATGTATCCCAAGTCCTGCAATTGTAATAAATTAAATTGGTATTTGCCCAGCTCGCCAAATTCTCCTACTTTGTCGTAATTGGAATTAGATAATTTATTGCCTAATGCGTCTTTCAATTTGCTCAAATCTGATGCGACCAGCGGTTTTAGTGATTCATCAATACCAACAACGGATTCATTAGACGCAGCGATTGCATTGTTATTCGTATCATATAGCGCATTGCCCTGTGTATCTTTCACTGTTTTGGTTTGTATTTGTTTACTTTTATTATAGGTTTCAGTTTTAGCAGTTGTTCCAGGTTTCCCCGCGATTGTTCCCATAATAATGGGTTGCTGAGCTTCTTCCGCATCTAAAAACCAACCTACTACCCAAGAACCAGTAACTATCCCAACAGGGGAAGACCCGACTCCTGATGTAGCTGCGGATGTAATGGGTTGCATAGGAATAGCCCACGGCAATTCCGAGGTAGGCAACAGTGTAATATCGTCGGTATGATACCCAAAGATTCTTACCTTACATCTACCTAATTTTTCAGGATCATATCTATCTTCAACGACCCCCGTCCACCAATGCATAGTTTTCATTGTTTAATTGCCCTGTAAGGTAAGGAGTCCTTAGATACTTCCATAATTATGTAATGGGACTTTAAATTTATTTTATGGCATAAGCTGGTTATTAAATAATTGCCAGAATATATACCATCATCTTTATAATCCATAGGTTTCGCAATATCTCCGGGTATACCTTTAGGTAAATTTATGTTGATTGTTCTGCCTACTTCTATATCTGTTCTACCGGGTATAGTTATTTCCATATTAAAATTTCTTAATTCTAGTATATTAGATCTTCTATTACCAAAAATATCCTTTAGTTTAACATCGAAGTTTTCTAAATTACCAGTATGTAATGCTGGGTAACTATAGTTAACATCTAAAAAGGTAGAAGGATTTCTTGGAGATGTTTTTTCAAAAAATGGATTTGGCATTTCTGTTTGAAGGTGCGGATAATTATTAAAATTGTCTCCGTGATCATAATCCACATGATTATATTCTTTGTTATATAAGTTAATATCCACCAATCTGCTACTAGTATAGCCTGTAGTTAAATTCCGCATTTGATCAAATGTGCTATTTACGCTTATAGATCTAATTGTAAACATGAATTTATTTTTTTCTATATCTTCTTGTGTTGGACTTTTTATTTTAGCAGAAGAATAATCATAAGTGCCTATAGATAGAGAATCTGCTTTTTGTATTAATTCGCCAATATTACCAAAATAGAATCCTTTAGTTGTTTCCCAAAATAGAAAATTTGCAGCTTTGTTATTACTAGGTACAGATTTACTAGCTACCCAATTAATACATTTAATTGGAGACCACCCTGGACTAACGAAGTTAATAATATTTGCAGGATTGCCGAAGATTGCTATACTACTTTTAATTTCTTCTGCGGCAGTAGTATTCACACCAATTGATATATTTCTAGTAGATGATAGATACTCGTTAAATATTAATTTAACAATATCATTTGGAGAACCGTTAAATGCTCGATATATAGGATTTATAATATCCTGAAAAGACTCTACGGATGTAAAACTTAATTTGTATATTAAAATACTACCATCTTTAGCATATTCTTTATCATTTAACGCATATATCTTAAACATTTTAGATATGCTTTTTTCCTTAGACAATGTAGTAGTTCTAAAAGATACCGATAAGTATTCTTCTCCAATGATACCTAATTCTTGTATTAAGTTTCTGCTATCTGCTAAAAGTATTTCTCCGGATATACTATTTTCAAAGATACTCTCATATAAATTAATTTCTACTAAGTAATCAGTTAAACTAACATATGTGCCCTTATTAAAAGAAACGAGTACTAGGTTGTCTATCTGTACTTGCCCTGGAGCTTGTAAAATTTCGTTAAGCATTATTTAGAAATAAGTTGTTTAAAGTTAATAACAATATCCTGGACTATCTCAGGTTTTATAATTTTTATAGATCTTATTTTTTCGTTCTTTTGTGATTCGACTTCATAGTTACTTTCGTAATTTGCAATAGTCAACGACTCTTGATATATTACCGGCGTATTAATATTATCGGATATACCTTCATATACTATTCTAACAGGATCTTTATGAGTTGATTCTTCTGATAATATAAAGAATGTTTCTACTTGATATCCCTTTGCGTTTTTTGCTCTATTCAAAGTAAATATATTATTTTCTCCGCCATATTTACTCTCAACTTGTTTAATTAAATTTTCTTCAGATATCGGCCATTCGAATCTAGGATCAATGATATTATTGACCATTAATATTAACCAATGTAACGACGTGGTTCCATAAAATCTAAAAGATACTTCCTCCGGAGTTTCTCCGTGTTTAATATCATATTCTTCATAGTATGCAGTATTTTCTTGATATTCTTTTTGTATAATTACTCTTTTAAGTACATCGACGACAACTTGTTGAGTTGCGTTATCATCTAAGGAATAAGCAATTTTAGGAAAGTCTGAAAAGAAATCAATAGCCATTTCTTACCCTTTGTGCTGATAATTGTTCCAATTCTGTAAAGGTTAAACTTACAGATATCTCCGCAGGAGCGCCATCTTGAAATGTTACAAATTGCTCTCCCCCATAATCTATGGCTAAATCAGTCAATGCGCATTTTGTAAATTTATGTAAATAATTATTTTCTTTATCTTTGAAATAATATTGTATATCAAATTCCGAAGGATATACATAGAACATTTTATCAGGAGTCAATTCTGGATACATATGAGATTTAAACATATCTATTATGCGCTTTACTCGTTGGCTTTCATTCCAACTTTTTGGAAAAAATCTATATCTAAAGTTAAATGTTCTATAATCAACAGATTCAAATAAAGTTTCTCTAAAAGGATTTGTTTTTGTTTTTGACGATAATTCTAAGAAATTTGGAATAAATCCTTGTCCGCCTAATGATGGTATTCTTGCAATCTCCGCTAACACTCTGGCTTTTGCCTCTGGCGCCATAGCTTCTAAACCACCTGCTGTAGATTTTGCAACAGACCCCTGTACAAAGATTCCTCCTAATCCTAAAAATCCTGCCATATCGGATGTAGAATAATTCACACCATACTTTACGCTTGGTCTTTCCTCAACATGTAATGTAATAACCTCTTTTAATCTAGAAGTTGATCCCGATCTAAAAGCATAGAAATTTTCTTTTTGAATTTCATTTGATATAATCTGAGCACCAGTGCCCGCAATTAATCCTTTTGCGGCGCCTTTTGGGACACGACGTATTGCATCTAATATTCCGGAAGATCTACCCAAAGAGGATAATAATACACCTGCGCCAGTAATCGCGCCTATGTTTTTTGCAACGGTTGAAACTGCAGTTTCTGCCCCTTTTTGGGATAAGCGATTTTCCTCAGCTTGAAGAATTGCCAATCGTTTACCTTCTTCAGAATCCGCTGATATGAAATAATCTTTATCTCGATTCTGTATTCCTTGGGTACTCTTATCCCTGACATTTATGAAAAATGCCACGTAGTGCTGCAAATCCGGTAGATTCCTAAGACCAATTGGATATTCCAATGTTCCTATTTCATATTGTTTTCCTAGGTTTTGATTGCGATATTCTTTATCGTCGGAGTTATCTTCAGACACGACATCATTGGCAGTTTGCGGCATATTTTTTTTATAAATATTGTTACAATTATATATTTATAGCAAATGATATACACCAAAACCTATAAAGGAAAGTTTAAGCCGAAAAACCCCCAAAAATATAAGGGCGATTTTACGAATATTGTTTATAGGTCTTTATGGGAGCTTCGATTTATGAAATGGTGCGATATGACTCCTAGTGTAGAGGAATGGGGGTCTGAGACAGTAATTGTACCATATGTGTCCCCGATTGATAAAAAGATACACAGATACTTTGTAGATTTCTATATTAAAGTTAGAAATAAAAATGATGTTACTCAAAAGTATCTAATAGAAATAAAACCAGAAAGATTTACCAAACCTCCTGCAATACCGCAGAAAAAAACAAAGCGATTTATAGATGAAGTATTTCAATATGGGGTAAATGAAGCTAAGTGGAAAGCAGCATTTGAATTTTGTCAGGATAGAAACATGAAATTTATGATATTAACCGAAAAAGATCTAGGAATAATTAATGGCTGAAAACGTATTCAAAACGGTAACTATTCGCGAGGGTGATGATATAAAAGCTCAGCAATGGTACAAGAATGAAGTTAATCGATTTTCTCGCAACGGCGGAAGTACACAATTACCCACAAGTATAAAGACAGTAAATCGCGTACAACCCGGGCAAATGTATCTTTTTATTTACGACCCCAAGTACAAAGATAAACTTCCATATTATGATGC